TGATTGGCTTTGGATTCCAGCTAATACTGGTCAAAATGGAGTTATTTTAGAAATGTTCAATTCAACAACAACAACAACAACAAACACAACAAACAATCTTATTCCGATTGATAGTTCAATGGAGGGCGATTGGGAGTTTAAATTTTACACTTTTACTGGATATGATTCCACGCCACCTTCAGGGCTTACTAAGGTTGGAGCTCAGGGTTATTCTGCCTATTCAAATGTTAGATATTCTCATGGAAGAATTGTTGACATGAATGGCTCAACATCTGGGCTTTCGCTTGGAGATACGCCTCCAAATTATTCTTTTGATTATACAGATGCTCTCGACAATTCATCCCCACCAGTTTTGATTTCTCAATTCGTTCCAGTTGCTTCAGCTGCCGCTCAATTTGGAATTGCTTCCAATCAAACTCAAATTTCACAAGCTGGAAATAATACTTTTGTTTATGATATTGGAGAGGTTATTTATGGAGATGGAACTGGAGCAAACACCACATCAACAATTCAGGTGTATAATGGAACTTCTTGGGTGTTTGTCAATCCAGATGGCAAGTGGGCTCAAAGTGTTTACACATGGAATGGAAGTTCTTATGTTTATTCATCTGTAACTTATGACAAAAAAATAATTGAATTATTATCAGAGTCAATTTTATTCAATCAAAGTAAGCCTATTTCGACAATCTCAACAACAACAGCTCTTGGAGTTAATGATAAATATTATTCTGGTTCAACAAAATTAAAATTCATGAATCCCCTTGCTAAGTTAAAAGACACAGATAATGTTGAATATATGATGATGAGATGTTCTTACAATATAGCTGGAGAAGAATGGAGTGGAGATTGGGTTCAGGTTTTTAGAGATGTGCCAACATCAGTAACAACAAGTTCAAATCAAGGTCCTTCATCTGGTTTTAGCTCAACATTAACAACAACATCAAGTAATAACACAGGAACCACAGGAAGCCCGATATAATATGATAAGTTTTCCAAATACAATACAAATAAATAAAAAAGAATTGAGTAACTCTTTAGATATTGCAGAGCTTACAACAATCATAAGCGATTCAAGTGCAATAACATCCTTAGCAGTTACAGCAACAAAAGTTGATTTAAAAAATGGAGATAGAATCATGATAAATGGTCAACCTTTTCAAATTGCTGCAGACGCTTCGGCAGGCGCTAGAAGTTTGACAATAACATCAATAACGCCATCAATTCCTTTAGGTATTGGAGATAAAATCTCAATTGACAAAGAAAATCTTTTCGTTCAATATCAAAGAAAAACAGAGGGAAAAATTGCTGGAATGCCAGTTGATTCAAACAATCTAGGGCCTATTAATTTCACTTCTAATGTTTACAGTATTACCGCAGTTGACACAACATATATAAAAATACTTCCGAGAGATTTCATGGTCAATGATGATGCAACAAGTCCGAACATAACACCAGCAATTTTTAATGATGGAACGAACACTGGAGTTTCAGTAGAAAACACTTCACAAGAACTTATTGCAACAGTCAACATTCCAAGTGGAACGTCCGCAACTGAAGTTTATATTTATGGAAGTAACACAACAAAATCTGTTGAAGTTTACGAAATGGATTTTAATGCAAATGGAAAAGGAGAAACAATTGGAAATGGAACTACAAATGGAGAAGCAATTAGCATTGGAGAAATCGCCTCTTCTGCAACAAATTTCTTAATGATTAAAATATTAGTATCATCCACAAATCACAGAATTTGGGGAGGAAAAGTA